GTTTGCTATCTCCCCTGTGTTTTTGATTCTTAAAGGTATGTAAATAAATTCAACCGATTTAACTGGTTCAATCGCAATATCCACATACAGTTCATTTCTATCAATTCTAGTTGCTGTGTTGTTGGTCTCGTCACACACAACCAAGAAGTCATACAATGCTCTCTGTCCCACCAGTTCCAATAAGAAAGATTCAACCGCCTGTTTGATCTCGTTTCTTGTTAGGGTGTCGTTGGGTTCAAAGATGAATGGTTTGGCAAGAGCATCCAATTGTGATCTCAGATACACTGTCAATCTTGACACGTTGATTCTGTCCAGTGCCGATGCTGTGGAAGTTTTGGTCAAGTTACCAAAGTTCACAATACCTGCTCCTGAGAAGAAAGTGATTGGATTGATCTTTGCTGTGTGCATCGCATCTCTGGTGGATTCTGTCAATGAGATTGTTTGGAATTCACCTGTTGCGGCCTCCACATAACCCACTGCTGTCGCGTTGTCCACGATACCTCTTCTTGTGCCTGCTGGTGCAAACCAAGGAAATCCAATGTTGTCGTTGTTGGCCAACACTCTCAACATCATGTGTGATGCTGGTACAATAATGTTTTTGCCTGAGTTGTCTGTGGTTTTTCCTGCAGGATAAAACACACCCAAATAATCTGAACTGGACACAAGTCCGTCTTCGCCGTTGTCTGACGCACCCGCTGTGTTGTTCGCCCAGTTGGTCAGTGCCGTGGATGAACTCTCCAATCTAAACGGAGTGTCTCCCACAACAAATGCTGTGCTGTTTCGATCGGTGTTTAGGTTGATCATTTCTGCGATAACTTCTGGGTAACCAGGAGTGGCTATCACGTTGAATCCCCTCTGATCTTCTCTGATTGCTTGATTGGTGTTTAGTTCTGCTTTGAGCTGTGCTGTGATCACTTTTCTCACTGCTTTTCTTCCAAACGTGCCTGAGCCGTTGGCGTTGTTGGCATTTTTGGTCACCCATCTGTCTGGGAAGTATGTGGCCACTGATTCGTTGCCGAATCTCACGTTGCCTTTGCCTGTGCTTCCTGAACCCGGGTAGTTGGCAGTTGTGATGTATGCGTTTCTGTATTCTTTTACGTTGTATCCGGATCTTCTTGTGTTGAACAATAGGATGGATCTAGGATATAGAGCTGGATTTGGTGCATCTGGATCCAAGAAATCATCGCTCAACAACGCAACGATAGAGCTGTCTGTTGGGGCTCCACCTGTGCTGGATGAGTCTGCTTTGGTTGCCGCGGTGTTGCTTCTGGCATCCGCGAACACGATACCGTCCTCTGTGGTCTGATCTGTGTTGTCAATCAACACGAAATCTGCGCCATCGGTCAGTGTGGTGTCGTATCTGTAGATCCTTGGATAGTTTTCTAGATCGCTGGTGTCGATCCATAAGTCATTGGCAACGAGAGCCGTACCATCTGATTGTGTGGTGGGTTTGGTTGCTGAGAACTGTGGACCATTTGGATCAGTGGTGCCGTAAACTTGTAGATAACCCTTCCAAGTTGTGCCGTTGTGCACCATTATGTCGGCTTCTAGATTGGTGTTGTACCAAAGAGTACCGTTGGTTGGTTCATTGGCTGGTTCGCTTGTGGAAGCTGTGTATGACAGTCTCTTCCAGTTGCTGGCCATCACCTCTGCTGGTTGGGTTGAATCTTCTGTGTAGCCTGCTGGTACGTCATACAAGTTGTCTACCAATGTGGCAGAGTTTGCTGTGTATGTGCCATATGAGTGAGCGTTGGTTGTGCCAAATCCTGCATCATCCAATGGATTACCGCTCAAATTAAACATCCTGAAATCACCACCCAGTGCGTGTGTCATTCTGATCGCACCTGTTGAGAGTTTGGTGGCCGATACGTTGGTCAATCCCGCCGCTGAAATTGCCGCAACAAATGCATCAGCATCTGTGCCTGCCAGAGTGACAGTTACCGGTGAGCTCAATGAGCCGGATGCTTTAACAGTCTCCTGTATTCTAAATGTTTCACCGTTCACGAAAGTTGGTGAAGTATTATTTGAAGTGATTGTTGTTGCACCACCTTCGTATCTAAATATTTGGAAATCTTGTAGAGCTTTGGTTGTGTCTTCTGCGTTTCTAACACTTTGTTCTGTAACGTTGTATTGTGTGTATAGATCACCAGTTGATAGGCTGGTTCCACCATTCACAGGATCCAATGCATAGATCGCTGATTGATTGTTGGCGTACAGAGGAGCGTCCACTGTGGAGAAACTTCCTGTGGCCGATGAATATATTTTGACTGACACATCTGCTCCGGAATTTGGAGTAGTGGTTTTGAACCAGATAGATCCTGAAGCCGCATCCTGTTCTGCTGTTTTGAACAACGGTCTGTCTGTGTGTGCGGACTGTTGGAATATCGCTGTGGATCCTATCTCAGAATACCAAGCCGCTGAGCCAATCTGCACCCAGGCATTGCCTGATGTTTTGTAGTAAGTTTTGTTGGTCACGTGTGTGGTGTTGATGGCGTAGTCACCAATGGATCCGATAGAAGTTTTAGGTTCGCCTGTGGACACATCTCCCACTAGATCATTCACTGATGTGATGTAGATCGGTGTGACTGTGTTGAATACCTGATTCGCACGGTCCCATTCAAACAATCCTGGCACTGTGGAAGCGATATCAAACCAATAGGTTCCGTTGGTTGGAGCCGCTGTTGGTGCTGTGGCACTGCCTGCAAGGTCAGCAAGGTTGACGTTAGCTCTCAGTACAAATGCTCTGTTGGCGATGCCCAAGAATGAGTAGGCCGCCTGTAATCCGTATTCGTTCAACTCATAACCGTTGATGGGATTGCCTGATGCATCGGTGTAAAAAGTAGGATCTCCGAAAGTCTCTGTCAACTCTCTCTGAGATGAAATTAGATAAACTGTGTTCGCGTTGGCAGAAGTTGTTCCTGCCGCTGTGCCTGTGCCGGCACCGTTTAATTTGTCTTGTGCTGTAGCAACGATCAATAGTGGAGTTGTGCCCGCGTCTGACGGTACATAAAAACTCTCATTTATTACTGAAACTTCTACGCCTGGTGATGTTAATGCCATTTTTTAGTTCTCCTTGCAAGTGTAACTGATTGTATTTATAGCGTTTGCGGTAAAAAGCGGTGAAACCTTGGCAATTTTTGGTGCCTATATAGGGCACGTAAATACACACATATGAAAAGACCATTGTGCCGAAACTGCAACGCCAAACCCAGGGCCTACGCCTATCGCAAAGGCACCAAGACCTACTGGCGATCACAGTGTGACACCTGCATACGTAAACAACGCCAGCAGAAAGTCAGCGGATTGGCAAAGTGGCAGTTGGCGGGCTACAGGAAAAAATCCAGATGTGAACTGTGTGGATTTCGAGCAGTGGTGCGTGAACAGTTGGACGTGTATCACGTGGACGGCAATCGCAACAATGTCACTGCCTACAATCTAAAGACTGTGTGTGCCAACTGTCAGCGTTTGAAGAGCACCCAGGAGTTGGGCTGGTCTATTGGTGATCTCGAGGCAGATGCTTGATCATCCTGTCCACACTGGCATATAGATCTTCCAGCGTGCCTGTGTTGTCGATCTCATAATCAAATTTACAACCGATCCAATCCCATTCAGATTGATGTGCGCCAGACGCCTGCATCTGTTCTCTGCTGGGTACAGGTTCTCTCTTGACCAACACTATCTTGCCACCCTGTTCTCGGATGGTGCGAATCTCGTTGACGAAACGAGTGTCTGATATCACTGTGTTGTCACCCCGATAACGAGCGACCAGGCTGTCCACCCATATGGAATCCAACATGTTGCCACGCATTACCTCTGTGCCAAAATGCTGTAGCACCCACCTGGGAGTGATTTCTCTGCCAAATTTCTCGCTCCAAAATGCATCCGGCTGTTCTCTCCACAGTCTTGATTCCAGAGTCTGACCCTCCAACAAATTCCTATCCCATCCAAAGATATTGCTCACAGCATCTTTCAATGATTTTGCAAATGAATCTCTCTTGAATGAATGGTCAGTGACCAATCTTTCCGCAACTGTGTCCTTGCCAGAACCTATCAAACCAACTAAACCTATAAGCATAGATTTATTTTAACAGTTCTTTATGCGTTTTTCAAGTTCTATTTTGAGCTCGTTGATTGCTCTCAGTATGAAGAATTTGATCATCCAGTCGGGTCCTGCCTTGACCAGCACTTCCAATCCTATTACCAATTGTTTGATCTGTCGAAATGACAGCAGTGAGAGTTTTGAGAAATGTTTTGTTGCCATAATAGTTGCCTTTCGCTTGCCTAATTTACGTGATTATTTAATCTGTTGGGAGAAAGAATTATGTGATAATAAAAAAATTAACCTATGACGAAACTGTAGGGAGTTCCACCTTCGAGATAGTTGTTGATCTCTTGATCCAATCTTTCCATCTCTGCCTGACCTGCCTGTTTGAGCGCATCACCGTTCAGTGTGGTTCCACCCTGTGGTCCTGCTATGGTGCTGAATTTGCCTCGAGCTTCACCTAGCATGGTCTTGCAAACTGCCAGTGTGTAGTCCCTGATCCAGGGTTTGGAATAGATGTCTTTGAACAGGGTGATGTCTGGTCGATAGTTGTCGGTGTGCATGATCACGACCTCTGTGTCTATCCGTGGCTTCTGTGTGATGGTCAAAGTCTTAGTGGCGTTGTCATAATGAAACTGTATGAACGATCCAAACATCTTGCCCACCAATTCTTGATAGGAAGCAAAAGCATAAAAAGTGGCCAATCCACCCGCCGCCCCCGCTCTCAGTAGATAGGTGTTGGTGTAGGCCAGGTTAAAAGGTTCAAATAGGGTGCCGCCCTGGCCGCTCTCAGATCGTGAGCCCACCGTCCTCCTGCCCAATTCTCTAACATTGATGATCTCGTCTGGCAGTATGTATTTGTTCTGATCCTGTTTCAACTCGAGGAAAGCATAGGACTCTTCCACAGCATTGGATGATCTTTGACGATATCTGTTGATCGCTCTTTGCAGTGCTGTTTCGTAGTGTTTTGGATCTAGTTCCACTTCAACCATGCCGTCTCCCAGGTTGGTTTTGACGTAATCGAATATCTCTTGTTGACCGGTTTGTAACTCTGACATGCACATATTTACCGCATAGACATTATCAATAAATATGTGTGATATGCCACGACTGTCCATATACAAGCCCGAAAAAGGCAATGATTACAAGTTTTTTGACCGCAACATCAAAGAACAGTTCACAGTGGGTGGAACGGACATATACCTACACAAATACATAGGTCCTGCCAATCCTGCATCAGCAGATGCCACAGCAGACAAACCACGGTATGATGTAGTGAAAGAAACCAACATACAAGATTTATTATTTCTAGAAAATCGTGAGAGAAAATACGATGCAGATATCTATACCATACGAGGCATATACAATGTACAAGATATGGACTTCAATCTATCACAGTTTGGTATGTTCCTACAGAACGACACAGTGTTTATGACAGTGCATCTCAATGATACTGTGGAAAGAATTGGAAGAAAAATTATGTCTGGAGATGTTATAGAATTACCTCATATGAAAGACGATTTTTCTTTGGATGCAAATATTCCCATAGCACTGAAGAGATTCTATGTGGTGGAAGATGTCAATCGTGCCGCAGAAGGATTCTCACAGACCTGGTGGCCACATCTGTTGAGATTGAAATTGAAATCAATAGTGGACTCACAGGAATACAGAGACATATTGGGAGATGCAGAAACATCGGGATCTCTCGCCAGCTATATGAGCACCTACAACAAGGAGAGGGAAATCAACACTGCCATCGTGCAACAGGCAGAGGCAGATGCTCCTCGATCGGGATTCAATTACAAACAGTTCTATGTGGCTCCCATCGACGAGCGAGGCAACATCAGAACAGATAATGTGAATTCAGATGGCAGTATCACCACAGACAAAACTGTCAATGCCGTGATAGACACTCCGGCATCATCCTACTATGGATTCTATTATGATGGCGATGGCATTCCTCCCAATGGCAATCCTGCGGGATTTGGAAACAGTTTCCCCACCACCAATGTGGACAAAGGCGACTATTTCCTACGTACGGATTTCTTGCCTAATAGATTGTTTCGATTTGATGGTGTGAGATGGGTGAAAGTGGAAGATTCCGTGAGATTGACCACAACCAACACAGATACTCGTGCCACATACAAAACAGATTTCATCAACAAAACAGGCAACACCACGATCAATGGATTGACCGTTGCACAGAGACAGTCATTGACCGATGCTCTAAAACCACAGGCGGACAATTAAGATGTTGCATTTTTACGAGGGGCAGATAAGAAAATTCCTAACTCAGTTCGTGAGGGTGTTAAGCAATTTTTCCATTGATCTTGGCAAAGATGCCTCCGGCAACAACATCTACAGGCAGGTGCCTGTGAACTACGGAGATGTCACTCGCCAGGTGGCCAACATCATTAAAAATAATTCTGAGAACTCCCTGATATCAGCACCCAAGATTGCGGCATACATCACAGGATTGGAGTATGATCGAGAGCGGATGCAGAATCCCTATCACATTGAGAAACAGCATCTTAGAGAACGAGACGTGGACAGTGCAGGCAACTACACTAACACACTGGGAGCGGGCTACACCGTGGAAAAGGTCATGCCTTCACCGTTCCGGCTTAATGTAGCGGCGGATATATTCACCACCAACACAGATATGAAACTGCAGATAATGGAGCAGATCCTCTATCTATTCAATCCAGATTTTGAAATACAGAAATCCGACAACTACATCGACTGGACTTCTTTGAGTTATATAGAATTAGTGGGCACCACATTCTCATCCAGGACCATACCCGTGGGAGCCGATTCAGAGATAGATGTGGCACAGATGACATTCTCTATGCCCATATGGCTGTCGCCACCGGTGAAAGTTTCCAGATTGGGAGTGATACAGAAGATCATCATGAGCATTTACGACGACGAGGGCGGCATATCCAAGGGCCTGATATCGGGAGATCTCTTGACCCGCAGTTACATAACACCAAACAATTTTGGATTGTTGGTGCAGGGCAACCAGATAAGATTGCTGGGCACCACAGGCATCAACGTGGCATCGGGCGGCGATGGTTTTTACACCGGAGCGTCCGCCACCACAGAAGCAGATCCGTTCTCCACATTTGGACCCGCTGTGAACTGGAAAATACTGCTGGATCAATATGGCAAGATCACTAACGGCACGTCACAGATCAAATTGACACAGGAAAATGGCAACGAGATCGTGGGCACCATCGCCACCACCACACTGGATGAAACCATCCTGTTGTTCAACATAGACACAGACACCATTCCCGCTAACACCATACCTTCCGTGTTGAAGATCATTAATCCACTGACTTTCAATCCCGCCAATCCCGCCAATGGTGATCGTTATCTCATCGTGGACGACATCGGGGATTCCACCAACACATTTGATGCCACTGCCTGGGGCAACCTGCGGGCCAGTGTCAATGACATCATACAATACAATGCCAGCACAGGCAAATGGGGAGTGGTTTGGTCAGCGACGGATTTTGATTCCACAGTGGAATATGTCACCAATCTCAACACAGGCATACAGTACAAATTCAACGGCACCAGCTGGGTCAAGAGCTATGAGGGAATTTATGTTGCTGGCAATTGGACCATTGTGCTATAATTAACGCATGCAAGACAATATCATATGTTCAGGTGCACTGTTCTACGCGGTCAACACCAAGCGTTTCCTGTTCCTACAGCGCACGGATGGCAAGACCCGCGGCATGTGGGGGTTGGCGGGAGGCCAGGCCAAATTCCAGGAATCCGCATTTGAGGGATTAAAAAGAGAAATCACAGAAGAGGTGGGCACATCGCCCACGTTCAAAAAGGTCATACCATTGGAACTGTTCACATCCAATGATCAGAAATTCTTCTTCAACACATATGTAATAGCGGTACAGGATGAGTTCCTGCCACAACTGAATCAAGAACACAGCTCATATGCCTGGTGTGCTTTTGAATGTTGGCCCAAGAACCTGCACGCGGGATTGAGGAACACCCTCAATAACAAGAGTATCAAAGGCAAACTGCAGACCATACTGGATCTGATAGTCTAAAAAGAACAACGTAGCTGGCCACCGGGCACAGCATTTTCTCTGATATTTTCAATCACACTGCTGGGTTTGTTTTTTGTGTCTGTGTTGGCGGTATTTTTAGTGTCTTCCTGCTTGACAGTGATAGTGGGTTGGACTCCGCAGTCTTTGATGGTGGTACAACCGGCGAGAACAATCACAATGGATAGTAATAATAATCGCATGGTCTAGCAAAATTTAAGATTCAGCCAGGGATAGTAGAACGCAGTTACCAGGTGTACCGAGTCGTGTACCTGTTTCCAATAGCACTCCAGCCATTCGCACTCGTAGGTGTACTCTTGAAAGTTGCCTGCATTAGGTACTGTGTCAATGCCGTATCCTAACATGATACCTCTATTTAATCAAAAACAACACGATCACGAACGCCGCCAGTATCAAACTGGGGGCTGTGCTGATCATTAACAATGTCGTGTTGAACTTCGTATCTAGCTTCATTTTTTTCTTGCTGGAGAGCCATCGGTTCTCACATTCGTTGTATGACCACATCTATCTATCTCCTTGTGCCTGCATTTTTCCTATATCTCGGGCCCGCGGTGAAGCAGGCCCAGAAGATCAGTTAATTACTTGGCGCCGTTGAAAAAAGTTTCTGTGAACTTCTTGACGTTGTCTTGGTATGCCTTGATGTTGTTCTGGATCTGTTCAGGTTTGAAAGATTCCTGAATTTTCTCATTGAACTTCTTGACATTTTCCATCAACAACTGTGTGCCCTCGGCAGTGTTGGCACCAGTGGTCACAAAGTCGTTGAACTTCTTTGCGTTCTCAATGATGTCTTCTGCTGAGATTGTTGGAAATTTGAATTCAGTGACCACTTGATCACCATCCTTCTTGGATGACATCTCGTATTCATTGAATTTGATCTGATAGTTGAACTCCGCGATCTGTTTAGCTAGTCCCAATAGGTCCGCTCTGATCTCGTAGCCGTTTCTTGTTGTGTTTGCCATGTTGGCCTCCTTTTTTTCTGTGTTTGTGTGTGTATGTTGCTGTGCAACATAATTATTTATACAATATACGACTAAAAGGATTATTTGTCAACCGTGCTTTTTATTGGTCTTTGATATAGGTTTTACCAGTCAACTGCTCCAGATCACGTATCATCTGTTCCATGTTGATACGCACAGTTTTACCAGTTCGTGTGTTGCGAGAGTAGTATTCCCACTCGCCTTCCGCATTGTGTGGTGATATCTTCGTGACGTTGCCTGCTTCATCTCGCACAAATATTTCTGCACTTGATGATTCGTCCTTGGCATAGATGTGTGCGGTGTTTGACACCGTAGCAGGATCTGATCCCACTGTGAGAGCTAGTGGAGCATTGAATGTTTTGGCACCTGTGATGGTCTGTGCCGGTGATATCAACACTGTTTCTGATGTTGATGCTCCCGCTTCTGTCCTCAACAGAGCGATCCTGAATGCGTTCACTGTGGTGGAAGCACCCGATGTGGATGCGGCGGACAGCGTGACCGTGGTGCCTGACAGTGCCGCTGAGAATTCCAGTTGATCGGTGTCTTTGGTTGATACGATCGGACCCGTGGACACATAGGCATCAGATGCATCTGTTACCACCTGTACTTCTGAAATGCTGGCGGCTCCTTCTGTTTCATTATATCCAACCACCACATATTGGGCACCTGTGTATGATTCTGTAGAGAATGTGTCTATGGCGGCGGCGGAACTGGACACAGCACTGGCTCCCACGGTCCGGGTGTAGTCACCGGTGGCGGTGGATTCGTCGTCGGCCAGCAGTATCCTGTACATGGTCACCCTCAGATTGGGAGTGTTGCCCGTGGCCCGCAGTCTCACATTTCCGCTGTTGACGTCCGCGGACAGCGTGATCAGGCTGTTGTTGCCACTGAAGGTCTCGCCATACACAGTGATGTATGCACCACTGCCGTCATGTACTACTATGGCCTCTATGTTGGAAATCTCATTGATGTCTGTGGCATTGACTGATAGGAAATATTTGGCTCCCCTGTATGTGGTCGTGCTCCATGTGTCAAGATCTTCCACGGCACTGTCCACATCGGTGTTGATTATAATTGCTGTGTTGCCTGAAGTGCTGGCCGATGAGCTGTCGCCCAATCCCAATCTATACAGCGATACAGAATTGACCACGGATGTGCCCGTGCCCAACAATCGCACACTGCCGCCCACCACTTCTGCGTTCACATTCAGTTGCTCGTTACTGCCAGATCGCACGATGTGTGAAGCGGCCACAAAAGCATCGCTGTCATTGTGCATGAGGCTGTATCTCGCGGTGGCAGTCTCGCCGTTGATCTCGTCTCGTGTCACTGCGTAATAGAATGCGGAATCAAAACTGCCGATGGTGAAACTGTCCAACAGCGTGGATGATGTGCCTATGCCTGTGACCGGAGAGGGCACTGTGATGTTGGTGGTATCCGCGGCCGCGGCTGTCACCGCTAGCAGATCCACAAACGAGGACCCGTCCCATTTCTCAAATCTTGCAAGCGAGGAGTTGTACCTCAACATGCCGGACTGTCCCGCGGGTTGCTGTGCTGACGTGCCTGTTGGCAGTATCAGGGCACCCGTGGTGCCGGAAAGATCAAACAGTGTGTCATGGAATTGTATATTTTGTCCGTCCAGATAAAAATTATTGACCGTGTGATTTGTGGCTCTATAAATTATGGGAGATACCTGGCTCAGTCTCGCGAAACGGATCACGTTGTTGGCACTGGTGCCCGACATGCGTAGGCGTGCCTGTCCCCCGGAAACATCCGCGGAGAATGTGCCAAGATCAGTGGTGCCCGATCTCACTGTGGATTCTGTGATGAACGCATCTGTTCCGTTGGTGGTCAAAATGATTTCAGAATTTTGGTACTCAGAATCAAGTGCATTGCCGATGCTGATCAGATATTTTGCAGTCCTTCTCTCGAACGCATCAAATGCATCTATGGTCTGTACAGCGGAATCCACATCTCCGGCCTTGCCATAGAACACATTGTCATACTCTCCCAGTTTGGTCTTGGATCCCAGGTCGATCCTGTACATTGTGGCAGTGGCCTCTGTTCCCCCGCCCGCAATGGCCTTGAGGTTCACAGTGCTACCGGAAATCTCCGCTGAGAAATCTGCTATCAGTTGGCCATCGCCGGTGGATGTCTTGGCATAGTCGTTGAAATACGCCGTGGTGCCATTGTGCACCAAACTCAATTGAGATATCTGATAGTCACCGTTGGTGGCGTTCTTGATCAGGATGTAGTATTTGGCACTCTGTATGTCGGTTTTGGTGAACTGGTCTATGATGGTGCCCACGGAATCGATCGCTGACGCACTGACGATAATTTTTGAATTGGTGTTGGCCACGGTCTCGTGATGATCGCCCAGGGCAACTCGATAGATCCTGAGATTGACATGTGAACTTTGCGCATTGGCGCTGGCAGATAATTGAACTTTTGTTCCAGCCACTGCGGCTGTCACGGTGATGAGATTGGTGCTGTCCTCGTTGTCCTCGAACTGGGTGATGTAGGCATCAGAACCGTCGTGTACAAGGTTCACAGATGTGTGTCCAAACAGCGAGTTAGTCACATCCTCTATGCCGATGTGATAGACCGCGGCACGATATTCTTCCAGATCGAACTCGTCTATGACCGTGGAACTGGTCGTGAGCCTGTTGTATTCAAAAGCACTGGTGGCAGTGTTGTTGCCGCCCCCACCCCCGGATGATTCTGCAAAGGATAGATTGCCCGAGCCGTCTGTCTGTAGCACCTGTCCATTGGAGCCGTCCGCTGTGGGAAAGTTTATTCCATTGATAGAGACTGTGCCAGAGCCTCCAGGTGATAATATTAGATTGGCATTGGATGCTGTGCCAATGATGTTGTCGTTGAACGTTAGATTGTCGATGGTCTGTGTGCCTGTTCCGGTGAGATAGCCCGCAGTGGAATGATCGCCCCATCCATGGGCTTCCACTGCCTTGTCGTCGATTTCCTCATTGTGTGGTGTGATCCTGACAAAGATCTGCCCCAGGGTCTGGTGCCTGTTGGTGACCACCGCCACTTTGGCCTTGAATCCCGAACTAGGCTCCTGATTTGTGAGTTTGCCACTAACGGTGGGGTGTGGGTATAAAATATCTCCTTCACTCCAGTCCTCGTCGCCCACTGCCATGGCTGATTCTGTAGTGCCTCTTGTGTCCAATGGATCGTCCGCGTCTCCACGCACATAACCAAACGAGGTGACCTTGCCGTTGACACCGTTGGAGATGTCTTCAGTGGCGAATCCCACCAGCTGGTGTTCTTCCATAGTGGTGGCATCGAACGGTGACACCTGGATCCTGTTGGAGCCCACGGTGATACCCGAGAATCCCACAAATGTTCCATTGGGTATGGTGATACCAGTGGCGTTCCTTACCATGAAATGTGTCTCCTGGCCCAGTTGCAGTGTGACGTTGCCCTGTGTGAGATCCAATGTCTTGTCTGAATTGTTCCAGGTCAGTGTGCCTTCGTCGCTGTCACCACCCGACAGCGTGATCGAATCCGCGGTCATGCCTGATCTCACAGTGACTTTGCCGGTACCGGATGGATCTAAAACCAAATCAGCATTGGAAGCATTGGTGCTGATGGTGTTGTCAGCGATGGACACAGAGTCCACCGCAAGACTGGTCAGCCCTGATATGGATGATGCTGTTATTGTGCCGTTGACGTGCAGTGTGGTAGCTGGTTCGGAGGTGCCTATGCCCACGCGACTGTTGGTCACATCGAGATACAGTAGGTTGGTCTCAAATGCCAGGTCAACGCCGTTTCGAGTTAGATTACTCTTCAGCACCGACCCAGATATACGGCCTATAGCCATACAGCGTGGTCTCCTTTATAAATCTGTCATCGAAGCAGTGCTCCGCGAGCCCTTTGCATAGTGGGCCAAACTGTATGAGTATTTAGCGTTGAAATGGAAAGGGCGACATCTCTGCCGCCCTCTCACTACTTAGGAAGTGTAGATATTTATTAGTTGTTGGTTCTCACCACGCAATTTACCAATCCAATCGCATCGTCGAACTTGTCTTCTAAAGCTCGTCCGATGACGTGGAATGGGTTGATTGCCTCATCTGCAGAAGCCGCTCTCGCAGTTCCTCTGATGGATGAAGACACCAATCGATCACCTTTTCTCACCTCGCCCGTGACTCTCACAGGGGTTCTTCCTGTCATGGCCACAAATGGATGTGAATCGTTGTTGCCTGCGCCATTGTTCATCATGTAGGCCGGCTGTGTTGAGATAACACCAAAAACCCTGTCTGAAAGGTCTTCTGCTGTTTCCGTGATCTCTTCTGATCCACCCAACATCACCACCGCACCCGGAGTGATCGGGGCATCCGCCGCAAATCGTTCCGCGATGTCGGCGTATTGGGCCGAAGTTGCCGTGGCGTATATCACGTTGGCTCTTATGTCAACTAGGTCACCTGCTCCCGGAGTTCCGCTGTCACCGTCCGCTTTCTTGAATGCAGTGAAAGCACCGCCTGCGTTACCAAATATGGTACTGCCGTCATCGGCGAATGTCTCGTCCCAGGCCCAGAAAAGTGCCTGCTCTGTGGCAGTTGATCCTTCGCCTCTGTTTACTTTTATTCCAGAAATTGATGGCATGCCAGCATTGTTAGAAACGTTTCTGTTTAACTCAATTATGTTGTCCTCCACCGACAGTGTGGTTGTGTTGATGATGGTCTCTGTGCCATCAACGGTCAAGTTTCCACCCACTCTCAAATTGTTGGTAACCAATGTTTCACCGGTCGCTGTTAGGTTGAGCGTTCCTGATGAGCTGATTGTTAGGTTTGTTCCGTTGCCCTCGATCTTCTCGCCGTCGTCACCAAACGTGATGCCCACGTTGGCCGGTATGTTTACATCGCCCGTTGCTGTCAATGCAATGTCTCCACCTGATGTCACTGTTAGGTCCGTGTTGTCACCTTCGATCTTCTCACCTGATCCAAATGTGATGCCCACGTTGGCCGGTATCACCACGTCCGTGCCTGCTGTCAGATTGATAGCGCCTGATGCTGTGATCGTTGTTGTTGCGGCTGTCTGTGATAGCACAACAGTGCCATCCGTTGTGCCTGTGATCGTGCCATCAGATCCTGTGTCTGTGACTGCCACAGATGTGTTTGCACTTGCTGTGATTTGAAAAGCATCGAGCGCACTTAATTGATCATCCACATATTTCTTGTTGGCCACATCACCGTCAGCACTTGGTGCCGCAGTGGTTAGACCTGTGATTGTGTTTGCTGAAGCCGAAATAACGATATCGCCCACCGATAATCCGTTTTTGACTCTGAAGTTTCTTGTTGTCATGGTTCCTATATCTCCCTCATGATTTGTTTGTTAGCCGTAGAGGAAAGCCCCCTACGGCAGTATTTACCGTAAAGGGCTTTTTTTTAATGTGTTAGGTTGTTAGACTGTGGACAGTCTGTACTGCACCCTGGCCGACTGCTGTCCGCCCGCTGATACCGCCTGCAGTTTAACTGATCCACCGGCTAGTGTCACCGAGTAGGTGGATAGGTCTGATCCTGTTGAGGATATCTGTCCGTACACAGTCACATAGGCAGTTGTGCCGTCATGCACTATCAGTGCTTTGGCAACTTCGTATTCTGAGTTGGCCGCGTCCGTAGTGGTGATGAACGCTTCCGCTGATCTGAACGAAGTGGCATTGAACGTCATGATGTCCGTGGCCGCTGACGTGAAGTTGGTTGACGCAGTTTCTGTGGTCAACACTCCGCCTGTTCCCGCCGCGGTGTTGTCAAATCCCACTATCGCAAATATCCTCGCACCCGAGTGAGGCGCAGAAGTAAATGTGATGTTGGTTCCTGATACTGAGTAGTTCTCTGTGGGTTCCTGATACACGTTGTCAATGAACACCAACACGTTGGCCACTGAAGCCGGTGTTGACGCAAAGAATCCTGTGAAAGTTGATGTGCTTCCGTCACCGGTTGCAGAAACCTTGGAGATGATGGGTGTATCGCCCGCCATCTGGAAAGCTGTGTATGTGGATCCATCTGTGCTACCCTCGTAGGTGCCGTTCTCTGAGTTGAAACGGATCACACCAACTGCGCCTGTTGGCCTCTGGCTGATGTCGCCCACCGGTACCCTGATGGCATCTGTGCCTGCTACGTCCAGCGAGTAGGCCGGGGTGGCAGTCTTGATACCGATCCTGTCTGTGCTGGCATCACCAAACAGCAGGTTGGCATTGTTGTCGCCTTCGAACCTGAAGTCCAGATCCGCCCCTGCTTCGTTGAATATGAAAGTACCACCGTTGACGCTGACGTTGCCTGTGGCTGTCAATGCTGTTGACACTCCCACCGCACCTGTTGAGTCCGTTATTGTGATCGCCGCTGTGCCGTCATTGGCCTTGACTGTTGATGTCTGCACGTTGGTGGCTGTGGCAGTTGTGAATGTGCCAGCCGCCGCACTAGACGCACCGATCGTGGTGCCGTCTATGGCTCCGCCATTGATGTCTGCTGTGTCGGTAGTGAATGTTTTACCAGTCGCAACAGTAAGTGATTGACTTGCTGTGATCAACTCTGAACTGTTGGTGGTGTTGAATGTCATGTAGGCATTTGCGCCTTCCTTGATCTCCAATGCAGTGGCAGAGTTGTCATCTAATAAGATGTCAAAGTCCGTGCCGTTGTCCGAGCTCACAGAGTCCACGTTGATGTCGCCCACGTTGGTGATATCGTTGTCACCAAAACTAGGACCAGCATTAAACGTTACCGCTCCCGTTGAATCGGCAATGGTCATTGACAGTGTGCCGTCCGCCGCAGAAACTGTACCTGTTTCCACATCCGTGCCTGTAATTACTCCTGCTTTGATCGCCGCGTAAGAATCAATAGTGATGTTGCCTGCTGTGGTTCCATCCTCACCTGCAGTTACCGCGAAAGCAAATTGGTCTGTGGATTCGTCCCAGATAAATGACACGTTCGCCAGTGAACCCCTGTTGAAGAATAGACCTTGGTCAAATGTGTTGGCATCTCCACCTGAGTTATTTTTCGCCAATTGGATAAGCGGATCTTCGATGGTCAATGTGGTTGAATCGATGGTGGTTGTTGTGCCGTTGACTGTCAAGTTTCCGTCAACTGATAAGTTGGTTGATACGTTGACAGCACCTGTTGAATTGGCTATGGTGATCGCCGCTGTGCCGTCATTGGCCTTGATGTTGGTGGCCTGCACGTTGGTCGCAGTCACGTCGGTGAATGTGCCCGCCGCCGCTGAGTTGGCACCTATGGTTGTGCCGTCGATGTTGCCGCCGTTGATGTCCGCTGTGTCGGTTTGGAATGTGACACCTGTGCTTACTACCAATTTCTTGGCAACCGTGATCTCTTCTGATGAATCGGTTGTGTTGAAAGTCATGTAGGCGTTGGAGCCTTCCTTGATCTCCAATGCTGTTGCTTGGTTGTCTGCCAGT